CCTACGATTGCGTCAACTAATTCAACAGCTGTAATTTTACTTAAACCAAATGCAACACTACCCATGATACCACTAAAATCTCTTGCTTGTTGTCTTTTATCAGTACCACTTAATGTTAATAATGTTTCAACTTCATCTGCTAGACCTTCTGTAAATCTTTTACCATCGCCCATTTTTGCGTCAAAAGTAGAAACGAGACCTGCAACACCTGATAAAAATTCTGACGCCGCAAAGAGAGTAACACCTGTAGATAGTTCAGTCATTAATCCTGCAAAACCAGTACCCATAAATCCAGCGTCTTTATGATCTTCTCCGATAGAGAGTAAAGTTTCAACATCTGATTTGATACCTTCTGCAAATCGTTTTCCATCACCTAGTTTTGTGTCTAGTGTAGAAACAAGACCAGAAACTCCACTAGCAAATTCTCCAACAGACAACACTAATAAACCTACTGTCATCTCGGTCATGAATCCTGCAAAACCAGTACCCATGAAACCAGCGTCTTCAGGAACTTTTATTGATAGTAAAGTTTCTATATCTTCTTTAATACCCATTGCAAAAGGTCTACCACCTAGTTTTTGTGAAAGTGTTGAGGATAATTTACCTAGATTGTTTACAAATTCTCCAACAGCAAGTGGAACAAGACCAAGTGCTATAGAAGTCATTGCTCCTGCAATGTCAAGACCTTTAAGTGTTGCTACATCATTATTATCTGCATTTATAGACAATAAAGTTTCTAAATCCTCTTTTACTGCTGTTGCAAAATCTCTACCGCCAATTTTTTGACCAAATGTATTTACTATTTCACTTATGTTTGCTGCAGTTCCACCAACACCAAATGCTGCTAGTCCAGCACCAAGAACGCCTAATGCGCCTGCAACATCAGCGGCTGCAATTGTCTCAACATTATCTGTATTAAGTTCTAATAACGCTGACGCATTGTCAGCTATGTTTTTACCAAGACCTTCTTTTCCTAAAACATTTATGAGATATCCAACACCACCTGCAGCAACACCAAATCCTACGAGAGCGGCACCAATACCAATTCCAATTGACATAACTTTTCCAGCAAGTAACGCACCACCAACTGCTCCACCAGCTAATATTTTTGGATCAATTCCACCACCTTTACCGCCAGCTGGTTTTACTACTTCTGGAAACGCAGTTCTTTGAGCAAATCTATCAGTTTTTGATTGTGCTCTATCTCTTTCGGCCTCATCCGTTCTCTCTTTGATTCTGGCCATCTCTTCCTCAGAGATATCTAATTGTGCGGACATTAGATTTGTCATCTCCTCAGATAGAATATTTGCTATGTTTTGAAAACTGTTTCCTTCGTCTAGTAGATCATTTTGAATTTCATTTACTTCTATTGTTCTTCTTTGAAGTTGGACCAAGTCCATTACAGAACTGGTTAAGTTTTCAAGGATAGACGCCGTTGTTCCTTCTTGTGATTTAATTAATTTTTCAAATAATTTATTTGTTATTTTTTGATAGTTGTCAATTGAGTATAAACCAACTTTATAATTTACAGCTTGTTCAGCAAAGAACAATTTATTCATTAACGAAGTTTCAGGCTCTGCGTCCGCCTCTATATCTGATCTTGTAGTTTTAGTTTGGCCTGCAATATTAGACAAGAGATCAATCATTCTCTCTTGTTTTTTATTACTCTCCCTTTGGCCTGCTAAAAGCTGAGCAAATGCCTCATTCATTTGTTTATTATTGTCGTTTCTATCAACCATTTTTTATTATTTCTTTTTGCCTATTGCTTGTGCTCCAAAGAAAGCTGCAACAATACCTGCAACAGCGATGAAATATACACCTGCCATATCACCTAGTATTTTTGCACCTTGATCTAGTCCTGCAATTGTAGCACCAACTATTGCAATAGGGTATAATAACATACCATATAACGAATACCATGCCATAGTTCTTTGTGCGTCTCTCATAGCGTCAGCGTCTTCTAATTCTTTACGCTTAAACTCCATGTACATTTCGTGTTCTTTATCAGACACTTTACCATCACCATTAGAATCTGCTGGGTGATAGTTTGATACCTTTACTTCTTCTTCAGCCATTTTATCTCCTTTTACTTTGTGCCTCTCTCATTTTTGAATTTTCTTCCTTTATATGTTGTTGCAATAAAGTAAGATAAACTTCACGCTCATATGGTATCATATTTTCAATTTCAGTTAACGACCAATGGTGCAACTGTATCATCTTAAAATTTAAATCATAATAAGTTTCTAAATTAATATGTGAGAGGCATATTAAAAAAAACTTTGTATTCCTTCTAATGTAACTTTTCCTTTCTTTTTAGTTTTTGGATTTGTAACATTTACAACTTTTTTTAATCTTGGCATTGTTGTAAAAAACTTTTGTAATCTTCTGTATTGATCTTGTGTTAAGTTTTCTAAAAACTCAGTAATTTCATCTTCTGATAAGTCAGCTGCTTCAAAAGTTTCAACACCATTAATTATTTGATGAACACATTTTGCAGTCATTCTTATCATATCTGACGCTTTTATTTTACTAATATCTTGTGTTAATGCTGAAAAAGTTTTAATAGTAGGATAACTCATAACTACTTTTATGTCATCATTAATATCAATTGAATTATTATGCTCTTCATCAACCTCAACTTCTATTTTAGTTAGATCAACTTCTACTGGTACTGATGTTTTATTATCATCTGGTGCCAAAACATTTAGACTAACTTTTTCTCCTACTGATTTAGCTCGTACTCTTAAAAAGATATACTCTATATCAAAAGCAGGTAATTTTGCTACATTTATTTTACCAAACGTACAATTATCAATAATTTGAATTATTGCGTCTAGCATTTCTGTGGTTTCACCCTCTTGGGCTTGTAATAGTATTTTCTCCTCTTTTACAAGAAAAGGTCTGTACTTAATTTTTTCGTCCGTACTAGGGACATTCAACTCAAATGTTTGTGTATTTAATTTAGGCAAAGCCATAATTTATCTCCTTATTATAATTTAAAATGTAAGAGGAGGGAACACCTTCCCACCAAATACTTTTCCAATTGGAATAGAACGTTTTAATTGTTGTGTTATTCCACGTCCTACCCTTCTTAATTCTGGTGGAAGATTTGATAAAAATCCACCTGCTGGTTTTACAGTTCCTGATGATAGACCACCAACTTTTCCTGTGCTATCAACATCAAGATTGAAATTTAACCAATCTCTAAATGCAAATGTAACTTGTATTCCAACGTATTGATTAGTCGCTCCACTACTATATTGTATTTCTCCTATTGTTGCAGGAAATGCTTCACGCAATCTTACTCCATATGTTGCAGCGTCTCTATCATTCATGTCTTCAAATTGACTAAGTTGGAATATGTCTATATCACCAACGTATTCTTTGTAAAAATTAAACAAACCTGTTTGATTGTTATACATTGTTGATTGCCATATTTCAAAAAATCTACGAAGACGTAAAAACTTATCACCAATAAATGTTGCAGTTATATCACCGTATTGAACACTTGTTGGATATTTATAGGGAGCACCTGAATGACGATAAGGACTAGTATTAAATATTCTACTAGGCATAGTGATATCAGTACACATCAAAGCTGCGTCTGGACTCATTTTTCTATCCTCTGATAATATAACTCCAGTATCAAAACCTTGTTCAGTATCAACTGGATCTTCTTCTGGTGGTAAAAGAACTCCCTCTCTTGCGTTTGCTGATGTTGCAGCTAATAATTCTCCCAGCAATTTCCCTTTAGGTAATCCTAGATTAACTAGAAAACGAGTATTACGTGCTAGTCCCTCGCCTTTACTAATTGCTGATCTAAAACGATTAATTGTTGTTTCAGGATTTGCTCTTTGTTTTATTCTAGGATCGCCAGGTATATTATCATATTCTGTACCTCTTGGCAACCCTATTCTTATATCAAAGGGTCCTACTCTTTTACCGCCTCTAAATATTGCCATGTTTCTTTCTGTTCTTTAAATGTGCTGCTTCAACATCATCTTTACTTTGACCATAATATTCTACAGCGTGTCCTGCTTTACATAAAGCACTATTGACTGATTTACCATCAATAAAGATATCACCTAGTATTCTGCCAAACTTACCAGTCTCATCACCTTTGTAAGTCTTTATAACAATCTTTTTACCTTTTGTCAAGGCTTCTTTTAAAAACTTCTTAGACAGCATGCCGTATTTCTTTTCTATCTTGTCACTTGTTCTACTCTCTGGTGTATCAATGCCAAATAGTCTTACTCTACTCTTATACATGATGTCAAATCCTAAATCTAACATTACGTCTATTGTATCACCATCAACAACCTTTATAACTTTGTTGACACGATAACTAAAATCTGTTGGGTCACCTAATTTTGCTTTTGACATTAAAATCTCCTTCTACT